AAAAAGCGATTGAAATGTGTTTCCCTTTATCACTTGCTCCGATGCTGACTCACCTAAGTATATTTCAGGTGCATTGACATTTACTTTACTGTCACTCTCCACCGTAACCGTTCCATCATCATCTAAAAATATTCTTGAAGTCTCAGACTCAATTAAAAATCTGTTTTCAAGTCCAGTCTCTGTTATAAATCCTTGAATATAAGGCTTGGTTGAATCTCCATCTAAAAATCCAACAATAACAATACTATCTACTGTTGGTAATGCTAAAAGTCGAGTGGTTGGTGTTGACCAAACCGACAGAATTTCTATAAATGGAATCACTGGATGTGACTCATCTTCTGGCTGAACATCACAAGTATAAGTATCCACTTGGACCCCAACCACTTTACCTTTTATGGATTGTTTCACATACTCCGTAATATCAGGTCTGATGCGTTCGATTATTTTCTTTAGATACTGTTCTAACATTTAAAATCCGTGTAATCTGTGGTTCATACCGCTTTAACTCCTAAAATCACCCTGCCACCATCTTTCCATTTATACATCGCTGATTCCACTAAATAATTGGAGTCATTAACTTCTATCACATCTCCAACTAATACAGGTACAATGAGTGTTGTAAGTGATTTCCCTTCAACCCACGAGATGATATTCTCACCAGTTATAAAAGCCATTACTGGTGATGTTGTGGTGTCTAATGCTTTCCAAGTAAATAGATTCCCATTAGTTGTATAAATTTGTTGAATTCCTGTGTGAGCTTTTACATCTTTGGTTATTTTCTTTAAAATGGATGTCACTGACTCATCAAATATTGGAAAGACTTTATAGGTTAAATCACTCTCTTCAATGTCAAGTTCAAGTGAAGATTCACCCAAGATGGTTGTTAAAATATTAGAAGCAGTTTCTTCAATAAATGTATCTGAAATCAGTATTGAATTAAGCCCAACTGAATAGTCAAGAGCCTTAATGACCACATCTTCTTTCTCACTATTTACTGAAACAATCACGCCTTCAAATAAATCGTTTAATGTGTCATCATATCCCCACTGAATATGTATTGTATTTCCTTTTGAAATTGTGGGGGCAATAGCGTTCTCAATATCTCTAAATGACAGCGTAAATAAACTTATTTCTCCATACAAAGATGTGGAGAGTTCAAAATTTGTTACAAGCGAACTTATATCTGTGTTGTTTGCTAATACTTTAATTAATGGATACTGCATTAAAAACTCCTCACAACGAAAACACCTAAGAAACGAAATAATAACAAACAGCAAAGAAATAGGAGCAAGTAATTCATAATTATTCTGTGTCCTCTGATGGAGATTCACCTTCAAATTCTCCACCCATTGCATCAGATTTACCTGCTTCATATTGCTCTTGTAAATAATCATTTTCAGGCTCACTCAAAGCCTGTGACAGATTCTCATCACCTGCAATGGCTTCTTCACCCTTAACCTCAGTCTCAGCCTGAATTTCTATTTCCTGTGCTTGGCTTTGCAATTGCACTTCGATGGATTCATATTCAGATAATATTAGATTTACTGTTACCAAATCCATTGTGCTGTCTGATATTTCAACAGATTTGATAAGCACCTGTTTTACTCCACAAGTATCAGTTAATGTGGAAGCGATATCAACTGCCTGTGGTTTGGCATCTTTGCTACTTCTAAATAATGATTGAATAGATTTAAATCTCTCTGTAGCAGTATTTTTAATCCGTCCATCTTCATAAATGGCTGGGATTTCTAAAGTGAGCGTAATCTCTGCATCTTCGTAGCCAATGGGTTGTTTTACTTTTCCACTTCTGCCTGGAATCTCAATTTCATCAATCTTCATCGATTGTTTGATTTTCATTGCCTTTGGTGGCACTGGTAATACTAATCCACCAAGTGACACATCCATATAGGCACTGTTACTTTTAATGGGTTTTAGTTCAGTAAATAGACTCATTAGACTAAAACCTCAATGGCATCAGACTTTCCTGCCAAGTCTTCAAATACTTCCATTAGTTTAGATTTAAAATCATCTGGATTTCCGCTTCCAATGGTTACTTGAAGTGTAATGTCTCTGATGGATCTATCCACAGAAACACTTTTAATATTTTGGTTATTGTAGGCATTATTATTGATAACCGACCGTGTTAACGATGAGCCTTTTGTAAATGGGTTCTCACTTGCTGGAATAACTGCTTCACCCTTATGAATCACTGCCAACATATCCTGCGGAACATCCATTATTCCAACGGCAAGTTTTGGGATTTCTGGAATAGATGGGATGCCTATTTTTCCAGTTACCAAGTTGACTCCACCAATTAAAGAATTGGCTTTATCAATGACAGAGTTTATGGAACCTGTAAACATTGATTTTATCCCAGTCCACACACCAGATACCCCGTTTCCGATGGATGAGAATATGGTTGTGGCTGTGGATTTAATGCTGTTAAATGCTGTGGAGAAAAATGCCACCACAGAAGATATTCCAACATGAAGTCCATCCACAAATGAAGTAAAACTACCCGATACAATATTCCATACACCCGAGAGCATATTTGAAAGTGATCCCCAAGTTGTGTTAAGCCACTCAAATACAGGTGTGAAGATTGAGGAGAAAAATCCAAAACCATTTGAAAAGACGGATTTAATTATCTCCCATCCTTTTGTAAATGGGATGGATATAATGTTTATCACTTTTCCAAAAATAGAAGTAAGCGTTGAGATTATTTTATCACCCAATCCTTTTATGTTAAATATTCTGCCGATTAGATTAAATGCTAACCGAAATGGTGTGGTTAAAATCTTTATTATAGATGAACCAATTTTCTTCAACCCATCAACAATACCAATATTGCCTTGAAAGAGATTTTTAATCGCATTCCATCCTGAAATAAATGGGGTGGTGATTGTAGAGAAAACCGTCTTAAATGCATTTGTAAATACGCTACCAAAGAATGATTTTACCTTGCTAAAAACAGAAACAATAAATCCCCATCCTGCTTTGAATGGTTTGATTAAAATAGAGAATACTTTGCCGAAAACTGCGGTGAGTTTGGAGATTATACTATCTCCAAAATTTGAAATATTAAATATCTTACCAATCACATTAAAGGCTAATCTAAATGGTGTGGTAAGTATTGAGAATACAACTTTGACGCTTTTCTTTAATGCATCTGCAAGTCCTAACTCACCAGAGAAGATTGACTTGATAATATTCCACGCTTCAATAAATGGAGAAGCCAATGTAGAGACAATTATCTTTCCAAATTCAATCACACCTGAAGCAACCCACTTTATTGCACCAAAGATAAATGAGAACACATTTTTAACAAGCGACCAGATTCCGTAAAGAGCAGATTTGACAATCGTAAATGCACCGACGAATGTTATTTTAAAGAGATTTATTACCACACCAAGCACGCCTTTTATTACTTCGCCAAGACCTTTGAATATTGTAATTACGCCATCAAATACGCCTTTGACCATTGTTTTGACCGCAGATAATGCTCCTGAAAAATCACCTTTTAATATACTTCCGATGATCCGAAAGACTCCAGAAAACACAGAAAGAAAGATTTTAAGCACACCGCCAATCATTTTAAATGCACCTGTAAATCCGATAGTTAAAAAGGAAAATAGTGGCAATAAATATGGCTTTACCGCATTAAATACCGTCTTTAAAATCCCCACAACAAAACCAACCACATACGCAACCACACCTGCAAATGCCATGATGGGTGATTTCATACCTGTGAATGATTTATTCCAATTTTGATACCAATCTGTAATTGATGATTTAAGATTTCCGATTGACGATTTGATAATTTTTGATACCGTCTTAAAAATACTTCCAATCCATGTGAAAAATGGCTTTATGGCAGTCCACATTGCATCTACTGTATCTTTTAACCCTAAGAAATTATGTTGCCATGCTTTGTAAAGTAGAATGACCCCTAAAATAATCGCACCAATCGGCCACAGAATACTCCAAAGTGTTCCCGATAATACACCTAATGCTGTTGAGAGCGTCATTGAAGACACGCTTGTGCCAGTCATTGTGGATGCCATTGAAATTAAACTGGTGGTCAGTCCTGAGGTGGATGTCATCATCAGTCCAAGCATTGAAGTAGTCAGAAATAATCCACCACCTAAAATTGCAAGAACACCGATTAATGCTGTGGTAATTAACACAATTTTAGCAAGCACTGGATGAGCCTTCATAAATCTTAAAAACTTATCAGAGAGCATGGTAACAACTTTCATGGTAGCCGTTGCAATCGGCATCAGATGTTGACCAATCTCCATTGTTACTCCTGAAATCGCAGACTTCATTAAAAGCCACATTCCCTTCGGTGTTTTTCTGACTGCATCCGCAAACCCTGAAGTAGAAATCGCACCTTCGTTAATCGCAATTCCTAATTTCTTAAATTCTTCTACAGGTGCTTTTAATAGTGGCACTAATCCCTTTAAACCAATTGTTCCCACTAAATCTTTAAGCATCACTGCCTGTTGTTCGTCTGAGAATCCTTTCATCGCTTTTTTCATATCAAATATGACATTAATGAAGTTTTTCTGTTTACCAGTGGCTTCATCATAGACTTTAAATGTTTTAGATCCGAAGAGTTTATTTATCTTATCCTGCTGAGTATATATCATGGTCATTGCAGTAGATAATCGTCTTGCACCAATGGATGAGCCTTGTTGTCTGTTGGCTAAAATTCCAAGTAGAGTAAGTTGGGTTTCAATCGATTGATTAAACGCAGGAATAGAGGTGTTTGCCATCTTTAATGCTTCGGTCAGTCCATCCATCGAGAACCCTGTTTTTGAAAGCACCGTTGAAAACATATCTGATACTTTTTGGGAATCAGTAAGTGGCTGATTAAATGAACGCAGTGTTCCAATTAACATCTGTGCAGAGTCTGACATTTCAATTTGGTGGGCAGATGCAAAGTTTAACACTTCACCAAATGCACCTGCTTTATCACCAACAACTTCCATCCCAAAACCAAGACGAACAAGTTCTTCCTGACCCATGGCAATCTGCTGTGCAGTAAATAAAGTCTTCGCACCAAGTTCCATTGCAACATTGCCTAAAATCTTCATCTCATTCGCACCAACACCTGCTAATTTTCCTGTTCTAATGAGTTGTGTATTAAACTTGGATGCCTGAACTACAGGACCGATAAATGCAGTAGAAATTCCAACGCCAACTCCCATGAGTTTAAGCCCTGCAGAACGCAAATCAGTAAAGGCAGATTTTAACTTATTGACTTCACTGACTGCTCCACCCATTGAGTTTTTTAAATTAGAAGACCCAATGAGTTTGATATTTATTGCTTGAGTAAATCCACCGCCAAAACTCATTATCTTACATTCCTTTTGGCATCATCAACGGCTTTTTTCTCCTGATCGGATAACCACTGGCAAGATGCATAGATTTCACACACTTTGCTATTAGGTAGAATATCTACCATCTCAAAAGTATAGGCTGGAAATTTCATGCAAATAACGGCTCTCATCTGTAAGTAGGAAGTCTTTGAAACTTCCTCTACAAGTTTCCCAAATGCTTAATTGTGGCTGTTTCAGAATATCCCAACGCTTCCTGTATCTTTTGTGCTAAAGTGATAATCTTTCCAGGTGCCCATTTACCTGTGGTGTTATACTCAAAATCCTGATTGTCAATCTTGGGATATACTAAGAATGCTTTTACAAGATTTGGGAGCATATCTGCACTTGGTTTATCCGTTTGGACAAATGGTGCAAACTCACTCCATGAACATTCTCTGGCAATATAAAATCCGTTATCATTCGGGATTTCTATTTGAAA